GTTCTTAGGTACCCAAGACAGAAATGTGCTTTAGGTAATTTGTCACATCTTTCAGCATTTTCATAGGTAATGTCAGTTGAAAGTTTACCGAACTTAGGAGTTGGTATTGTGATTTTAGGTGCTTTGAAGTTTGTGTGTCTCCCACCTTCACCTGCAGAATATCTTTCCATGATATATTCTTTATAAAGATTGCTATCAAGTCTCTTTATAATATTACCAATGCTTGTGCCCTCGCCACAATTATGGCACTTAAAAAATAAACCATTGTCTTTGCGGTAAATGTAACCGCGCATCTTTAGTTTATTCTTTTTGGAGTCACCACACAGGGGACATCGGCAAGCAAAAAGGTAATCCTGCTTGCGCTGGAATTTTTCAAAACGGCTTGAAATTAATAATGTATATTTTACGTCAATGTGTAAACTCATAATGCAACCATTATAACAAAAACCAATCAACAAATCAAATTTATTTTCTTACTTTACCTTTTTTATTCTTAATGCATCTGCGTTTCGCGCCGTCAATGTCCTTCCTAACTGTATTAAAAAATAGTAATCCAATAGTTATTCCTAGACTTATGTGTAGCATTAGTTCACACATAAGGCCTGTATTATAATAGGACAACGGAAAATCTTCACCTAAAATCCATTGTAAAATTATAGATAATCCAGTTAAAAATGCTGATATACCTGTATACCACATAGGTGTGACCAACCAATTAGGTAAATTTCTACAATGTAGTGCTATATAAAAACTTCCAATAAATATTATAACATAACTCAATAAATTTAGTGGTAATGTTACAGCGAGCAAGAATCCATAGAATAGTTCAAACATTATTTTTTCCTCCTAGTAGTTTTTTTAGCAGGAGGGTTTTTCTTTTTTATAGTGTCAATGACTTCAAAAATATTGCTCTCTTTATGTGAAATCAAAAAGTTAGCAATCATACCCAATACACTATATGCAAGAAACCCCACGCAAGCACCAATCATCAATTGCATTTCCCAATCATGTATTAAATCTAAATATTTAATAATAGGGTCGGCAAAAATCATTGCAGCACCAACACTAAAACCTCCACGCATGAATGCCTCAGCTATTGTTTTGGGTCTTATAAATGTTAATATTGCTGCACCACCGAAAAAACCACCAATAGCAGCAGCGATTTTAGCTACTATGAAACTTGTTGGGTCACTCATTTTTTCGCCATTTCATCTAATTGTTTTTGTTTTTCTTTAGAACCAACAGAAGAACCAAAATAGTAACCAAAAACTAAACCTAGTATGGCATCCAGTGTGCCCAAGGCTCGCATCACTATTTCTCTCATGTCCTCATGGATTGAAGATGTAATAAGGAACACTTGTATTCCAATATATAAAATTGTTATCAGATATGCTAATATCTTAGGTGTATTATCTTTTACAACTGACTCACGTTGCCGAGCTGAATTGCGGTCTTCCATTGCAATTCTCTCTAAATCAATTTCAAGTTTACGCATTTGTACCCTGAAATTGTTATCAATCTCTTTTAATTTACCTAACTGGTCTGGTGTTGCACCTGCAACCGCAGACATTACTTCATCTTGTGTTGAGTTTTCAGGCAATCCTAGTGCACCAATAATTGCTTTTACTGCCATTCCTGCCATTGGTCCACCTAATGCTGTAGCCACTGTTGGTGCAACTGCGCTAAGAATACCTCTTGCTGCATCTATAAAATCGGACATGATTGCCTCTTATTATTATGCAAAAACCTCAATTGCATGGTTATAGTGTTTCTGTCTATCCTCTAATCCTATAGTTCCACCATTAATTTTCTTAGTTAATGTAACAAAGTCGCCTGCATCTGCCCATCTATTTAGATTGTTAGTTTTCCAAAACCAACAAGCAGATTCTACTGCACCATCTGGTGTTTCAAGATATGATGGCACATCATTTAAATCTCTATCAGTATCTTTTGCGAATGCTTGATAATTATTTTTACCTGTAAGCTGTATTAGACCACGCCCGTGATATCTGAATCCATCACCGGATTCCTCTGGTCCATTACCCATTCGATTAGCATAAACTTTATTTGCTATCTGTTCCTTTTTGCCTGCATATTGATTTGCAATATCATCTGTGGAAAAATACTTAGGGAATACTTTTCTTAATGTTACTGCTCTATAATTAAGATTCTCCTTCAATACTTTGAAATTTGCAGATTCATGGGCGCATTGTGCAATGAAAGCAGAAGCGCGTTCTATTGTGGTTATATCATATACAGGCAATAAACGTGAAAGCGCATCATACCATGTATCAATGGATGATGAGTTTATTATCTTCTGAAGTTTATCTTTTGTGAAGGTGAAGGTGAAATCTGTCATTTTTTACATCTTTGAGCCAGAAGGATGGTATTTTCCATCTGCATCTGTATATGAAAATGGAGATTTAATTTCTTTCTTACTACTATTATGCTTCTCATGTTCTTTTTTAGAATCTTCCCAACCTCTTTTCCACTCTTTATGTTCATGACTTCCTTCTCTATAAGGATTTTTATGGTCAGGATGTCCATTTCTGTGTGCGTTTATACCTTGTTGATGGAGAGTGGTCATCTGTGATGCATCCATCTCAGCAATAAAGTTACTGAACGATTTCATTTATTTTCCTTTACCGTATCGGAGATAACACATTGCACCAGTTTGTTCATCTTCAATGACAACGCCTTCGTTCCAATTAGCGTTTGCATATTCAGAAATTTCTTTTGCAAGACCAATATCACCGATGTATTGTTCAAATCGCTGATACTTACGCTTCATCATTCTTGCCATAACGAAATTCTTAGTTGGAACTTTAAATACGCGAGAGCCAGCAAATTTACGAATGCCTGGTTCTCCCTGTGAACCAACACCTATGCCAGCAACAGCACCGCCAGAAACGTTATTTGTTGGTATTTCCTCTTTTAATTTCATTTTATTTGCCTTAATACATTTGCTATATTCATATCAACAGAAATCTCTGATGATAATATGTTCTTGTTTTTTATTCCAATAACAACATATGGCATATAATTCAAAAACAAGAGAAACGTTTTCACTGATGAATAATCACTTTTATTCATTGAGAAAAACAATAATCTTGTTGTTGGTTCTACACCAAACACATTGTAAAGAACTACTAAATGATTTAATATTAATCTTTCCTTTAAATCATTTTTCTTTCTATATCTAAAAAATAATCTTTTAAGGTAATTGAATCTCTTTAAATCCTCATTCAATTCACTCATTACACACTCTGGCTTATCATATGCTTTTATTGCATATAACAAATAATTTTCATCAGTTAAATTTTCAAACACCGTTAATCTTCTACTTCTTCTTCACCCTCTTGAGATAGTAAATCTTCTATGCCTTCATTATCAGTCAGTTCAGCATAAAATTCATAATAACCATCTTCGGTAGGAGAATATATTACATATAAAGCATAATCGCTAAAATCATCAATTGGTTCTGTCAATGGTGTCACATCAAGAACCAATTCATCGCCTTCACTATCTAAATCATAAATTGCAGGTATGTCCATTCTGAAACGAAAAAGAATTTTTCTTATTCTCTGAAAACCGGTTTCAGGCGTCAGAACTTTTTCGGTCAGTTCTTCCTCAAACCCTAAATTGATTTTCTCTATGACAACAGAATCAACCACCTGTTCGGTGGTTGATTCCTGTCCATTTTCAAGATAACTCATTATTCAGCTAATTGTGCATCATCGGGACCGTCGCCAGTGATTGAACCCATAGCAACAAGGCATTCATAGTGAACGCGACCTGCGCGACCACCAGAGCCTTCTTTACGAAGATTCCAACCAGCTAAAGGTGAATCTACTGTACCCTCTTGACCTGTTAGTGTAACAGTTAATGCTGAGTTTGAGACACCGTTAGCAGATGCAACAGCACCAACTGTGCCGCCGTTATAACCTTGACCCGCAACGTTTGCTGTAACAGATTCAATACCAAAGCGAACGTTAGCAGTAAAGCCTCTACCAGAACCAGTGTTTGCTGTAAATGTGTTATCATTTGCAGTGGTTACGGTTGAGTATTTACCTGCGGTTGAGATTGTGATAGCAAGAACGTTACCATTAGCATCAATGTTTGATACAGTCAGAACACCGCGTGTGGTATTTGCGCCTGCATGAACAAAGAATGTGTTACCATTTGCGTAGCCTGTACCTGCTGTGCGAATTGTTACACCAACAACTTTAACGTTTACTGTTGCTGTTGCTTGTGTTGTATTTGCACCTGTTACAGTGATTGTTGGCAATCCATATGCTGAATCACCATCAGAAACAACGGTAAATGTTGAAACATTACCTTGACCCTGCTTTTCGTTTGGTGACACACCAAATACACCAATTGCTGCACCAGATACAAATTCACCTGATGTAGTGTTCGCAAATAGTGTTTGACCGTTTGCTGAGATACCAAGACCACCAGCAACTGCAAATTTTGGTGCGCTAGTGTTAGCATCTGTGTTTGACCATAAAGACATTTTGTTCTCCTTTAAATTGTTTATTCTTATTTATTAATAATTAACTCTTATTATTTGACTTGATAGTTCAGGTTCTGATTGAAAAGTGTCATTCTTTTCTTCCTTGCTCTTTTTAGATTTAATGACATTCTTGACTATTTCTGTCGATTTACCTAATGTTCTTTTAGCTGGTGTGTTGTTTTTCTCAACATCATTCTCAGATTCAGTAACATTACGTTTTGCTGCCATCTTAGCTAAGTGTTTTACGCGAGACATAGCAGAGTGTTTTGCACCTGATTTATCAACATTATCAACTTTATCTTTTTTCCAACCGGTATCTTTTTGCCAAGAACCTTTCTTTTCTTCCTTAACTGGTTCTTTTTTCTTCATTTCTTCGGATGCGCGTTGAGCAGTTTCCTGGTCACGTTTCTTTCTTGCTTCAATCTGTGCTAATTTTGTTGCAAGAATCTTATGACCACGGGATTCTGTAATTTCTTGATGTGTATGTTTGAAATTCTTTTCATCACGGTCACCGGTGTGAACTCTAACGAGTTTACCTGATTTGTGTTTAAGAACTGTAGCAGGATGACTTGGTTCACTATCATCATGATGATACTTGTAATCGCCACTCTTTACGAGTGATTCAACATGATTATCATGATGTTTCTTTGAAGTCATATGACCATCATGTGGTGTTTTGACAGTCGTATTTAATGATTCTTTAACTTGTGCAATTTCCTCAGAAACTTGTGCATCTTTCATGATACCGCGAACAAGCGGTGCTTTCAATTGTTTATGACGAGGAACAGCAATATGCTTTTCTGATTTTGGATGTGTATAAACATCATGTGCGCCTTTTGTGCGTGTCAATGACCAACCAGATTTTCTTAGATGTTTATGAACAGCACGTGTGTCCATATTAGCACCTGGCATTTCATCAATCTGTTCAAGGTCCTCACCAACATGTTGTGTTGACTGTGCATTATCTGCACGATAAACACTAATGCCTGATGTGTTTTTCATTTTCCAGTGTTTTGCCGCATTCTGTGCCGCTTCATATGAAGTGTTGCCATGTGTTTCATGTTTACCTTTTTTAGCATGAACAGCGACATATGGAATACTTTCATCAAGTATTTCTTCATCCATACGACCATTATTAGCAAGTCGCGCTTTGCGTCTTTGTGTTGCAAAATATGCACCCTGTGGTTGTTTCTTTTTTGATTTTTGAATAGCGTTCCCAACTTTAGTGCCAGGCAGTGCGCTGCCCGAGCCACCACGCTGTATAGCATCAGCTTTTAAGTTGTCAAGTGTTCCTTGCAAATGCGCGGGTGGTGGCCGATAACCAAAGCCTTCCGCCACACCTTCTTCATCTTCACTCACAGGAACACAGTTAGGAACTTTCTTACCATTCTTCATTTTCATACCAACAGCAGTATAACCTTTCCAGCAAGTGTCTTTTAGTCCTTCTTGCATAGAACGTTTTTTCTGATGGTCTAATTGCTGATTCCATTCAATCTCACCAACAGCGCCGTGTTCCTCATCGTCTGTTGATGAATGTTTTTTACCTCTTGGTTCACCTTTTGCGAATCTTATACTAGCGAAAACGTCTGAGTATTTTTTTGCCATGTTACTCACCTTTTTTAGCCATGCGTGTTGCTGTCGCATACATTACATCTTTTGCTCTGTCACCATAACGCTCTTTAAAGCCAGCAAGATTTTTCTTCATTCCCTTAACATTCTTTTCACGTGTTTCCATTTCAGATGAAGTTAAAGTGCGTTCATCAACTTGTTCAACTCCTTCATTGATACCATGTTTGGCTTTCAACTTAGTCATTTCTTTTTCGTGTTGTTCACCTTCATCAGGACCAGCATATTCTGCTTCGGCAACATGGTGGTCGGAGTGTGATACCATATCATCAGCAACTTTATTGCCATGATGTTTACGAACATGATTTTCAATTGCTGTTGCTGCCGTAGCATTGTGGTGCATACTTACGGTGCCATGTCCATATCCTTGGTCAGCAAGATAAGAATGTTCAGCGTGTTTGTGCCATAGACCAGATAATGACATTTTATGCATTTTGCCTTCATCAACTTGTTCAACTTCCTCTTTTGTTACAGCTTGAACTGATGCCGCAGCAACATTAGCTTTTTTCTTTCCTTCTGATTTTGCTTGTGCATCACTCAATTCAGTTTTGTATTCATCATTTGATGCTTCCTCTGTGAATTGGTCTTCCTCAACTTCAACAATTTCAAGGTTTTCCATGATGCCCTTTAGACCACCATTGACATATGAATCAAGCAAATAACTGAACTGTTCTTTATAAATTCCATCTTTAGCTTCTCTACCTGCTCTAGTATTGTAACGGCGTTTGAATACACCTTTTTTTGTTGCTTTCTTTGGCGTATCATCTTCATCATCTTCTGGTTCATCTTTCTGTGCAGAACCACCATATGCTTTACCAGCAACTTTTGTTACATTGCTTTTTGCTGGCTTAGCTGGTCCTTTGAGAATCTTGCCAGCAGCTTTTGCTTTGGCACGTGCAGCTTCTAGCTTATCTTCAATACCTTCTTCAACCTGCTCAACTTCTTCGTTAACCTTTTCACCTTTTCGTGTAAACCATCCTTCACGGGATATAGGTTCTTTAGAATCAAACCCACCACCTCGCTTAACTTTTGATTTTGATATGTCCTCAACCTTGTGTTTTCCTTTGCTCATACTATCAGCATGTTTGTGTCCTGCTGCTAGGTCTGTTGTTTGAAACACCTCATGTTGTCTACCATGCTCGCCATGGGAATGGGAGTATTTTGGGTATGATATATGAAATTTGTGAGAGGTGACCGTTAGTTTGTGCTCATCCCCTAAATTCAATTCCTTCTGCTCAACACCTTCTTTTGCTACTTTTTTACCTGCACGAAGCAATTTGAAGTCATGTGAATCGACTTTATTGTTCTTATTGGCATCAATCTTGTGTTGATTGCCTTTAAGTTCTTCCTTAACTTGATTCTCCATAACTTGTGCAACAGCTTTTGCAACATCATTTAATTT